GCTATGTATCCTACCGTCTCGCCAAGACCTAGCAGGTGGTGACAAATCTCACGACAGAACAAGGACTTCCCGATTCCACTACCCGCACATACCGTCACTAGTTCACCTAGCCTTAGTCCGTGTGTCGTTTGATTCAACCCATAGTATGGATATGGCAAAGCTTTGTGACTTTCAGTATTACTTACCTCGTCCCACAAGTCCTTACCGTTTATGATTCCGTCAGGTCTGTACTCTACTGCCTCGTATAAACAACTGACTAACTCCTTCGACTTATACGCAGTTATCATGTCGTTCGGGTCTTTCAGTGGTAGCTCTGCGATGTGTGCTTTACCCGGTGTCAACAATGCTGCACACTCACTCGCTCCCTTCCGTCCAACCTCATCCATGTCGAAACAAAAGATAACCTTGTCGAACGACTCCAACCAATCAATAGCTTGAGCCACGTGTTTCTTTGCAGCACTTGCTCCGTTCGGTACACTGACGACTGGGTATCTGTTGTCCATTGCTTGAGATACTGACAACGCATCTATCTCTCCTTCTGTTACAACAACACGACGACCCTTCTCTTTCCACAGGTGCTGACCGTACAGTCCAATCAACTCACCACGAACACTGAACGATTTGTTAGCGTACCTTATCTTCTGTGCCACTGGCTTACCGTCTCGTGTCTTATAGTTAGCTATCTGTACTTGCTCCCCTCCTACTTGACCTACCCAGTACCCCCACTTACGGCAGGTATCAACTGTTAGGTTTCGTCGTGGTATAGCTTTAGGTTCTCCACTAAGGAACTCTCTCGGTGTTGGTTCACTCATTCCTCTTCCTCCTTGTCCACTATAACTTTGACACACGAAACAATAGGTGCTTCCGTCATCGTTGATTGCTGCTCCGTCACTTGACCCGCACTTGTCACAGGGTTGGTGTGTTTGTGTAAAAGCCATGACTTTGGTATAACTTTATCTGCATATTTAATTCCCTTCTTCTCGCACCACATAGCGTACGTAGTCTTAGACTTCTTGCTTATCTTGTTACTTGCTCGCATGAACACCAATCGTATATCTAGATGTGGGTGTTGTTCTCGTACAAGCAAGTGTTTAGCACGGTCCTCCACCGTCCATACTCCCTTGGCTTCTATGATGATGCCGTTGGGTAGTATGAAGTCGGGAGTATATGTGCTAAGTCGTTGATATTCAATAGATAGCGTCTCGTATTCAAAGTCAACGCCACTACGTTTTAATTGATGTGCTAGTTTAGATTCAAAACCTGACCTGTATCTATTGTTAGAAGTTCGCTGTGATTTCTTCGCTCTCTTCTTCCGCATCGAATACTTGGTCTAGGGTTTCACCGCCATTTGCTACGTAACCTTCTTCCGAAGTAAACCCGAAAGCATCTGCTGCTACACCACTGACTCCACCGTTCTGTAGTTCTAATACTTGCACGGCTTGTAGATCAAACGATACGCCAAATCCTGCCATAGCTGTGTACCAAAACCTCGGACGAAACGCTAGGTTAACTTTACTACCACCCCATACTTTAACATCTTCGGGTAGTGGTTTACCTTGGGAATCGAACAGAGCAATTGATAACGAATACTCACTACCATCTCTTCTTCTACCTCCGGCTTTCAACTTGGACTTAACAAGGAATCCACCTTCCTCTTCTTTAATAGGAAACTCTTTCTGTTCTATCTTCTTTCCTTGGTTCTCCTCTTGCACTTGTTTCAACTCTTCTTCGTACAACGGACGCAGTGTATTCTTCAGCATCTCTGCTTGGTCTTTATCAATAACAAGGTCACAACTGTACGTACCGAACTCAGGTTCAAACCGTTTGTTAGGTTCGTTTAAGTGGGCGTACTTAGCTGTGCCTTTTACTTTTATTACTGGGTGTTTCTTTCGTGCTTTTATACTCATATCTCTTAGTGTTTTTATTATGTGTTAAGACAGCAGATACATGGCTCGATCTATTTGCGAGACATCAAGTGTCCCAAGTTCAGGCAGGTCAGGCAGTTCTGCTGTCGGGTTGTTGTTTATTAACTCACATCTGAACTCTTTAAGTAAGTCAATATCATAAATATTTTTGTAGGTTTTTCTCACGTCTTGGTGTACTTTACGTGCGTTACAAGCGTGGGATATGAAGCAGTCGTGAACAAACCCCATGTCGTACGTCATTTGGTACGCTAGTGTGTGTACTACTGTTGCATCCAATCCATGTATAAAGTTAGCAGTGATACAGTTCTTCTGTTCTCGTGGGTCGATGTCATCCAGTGCTTTAGCGTACTCAATCCTTGTCTTGATGTTATCTATAATTGTCTTTGCTATCAGAGTTTTGTATTTGGTCATCTTCTGTATCACTTTAAAACCAAACGGTGTTGTCCACTTAATCTCTGTGTTACCCATACCTCCTGCACAAGCACGTAAGAATTTATGTACACGGTCAACAGACACTAACACCTCACGAGCTACTGTATTAAACTGTTCAGCTAAGTAATTGATAGCGTCTATCTGTTCTCCGTCTCTGAATGGGTGGTTGTCTCCGATCTCGTGCAAAAACTTTTGTAACACATGGAAGTACGACTGACCGTATGGCTTGTTCATTATAGCTAACTTAGCCAGCTTCCTTGTAACACCGTGCTTAAACCACTGTGACGCTATGTAACTCTCCTTGCTCTTGTCCTTCAATCGTTCGTACACAATGTCAGCTACCCACTGGTACATATCACCGGGTGGTTGGTCAGGTATTAAGTTGCAGTGCTTGGCTAGTCCTTCATCACGTAACAACAAGTGAAGTATCTGCATACCATTATTACTACAATCCATACGGACTGGAAAGTGTGACACATATCCGTATCCTTCGTCGTTGAACTTCTTGAACTCGTAACAAAAAGCTAAGAATCCAAACGGTTCACTAGCTTCCTGCCACCAGTCGTTCTCGTAAGGGTCTTCTGCTGTCTCTAGTAGCCAACCTTCGTGTTTCTTTATCCACTCCAGTCGTTCTTCTATACTACCCTTGACTCCCCAACAATTAGCACCGTGTATCAGAAGTCTTTCTAGATCGTCTTCGTCTACTATCTGTTGTCCGTTCTTAAATAACAACAATCCTTTAGCTAAGTCAGTACCCTGCGGGTGCAGATAAGCTGGCATATAGTACAAACGACCACGATAATCAATACGACTAGGAAAGTACACACTGTCCCACTCCTTATACTTGTTAGCGAGATGCAGTAACTTCATGTGTACCAAGCGTTTAGATCGGTTGCTCTCGTTGATTCGTCGTATCTTATTCTGCTTAAACTTCCACGCACGTAGTTCGTGTGGTCGCTCTAATCCGTTCTCAAGGTACGGTTGCAAAGGTACTTCTGTGTAGTCCATCAGCTTCCCTGTGTCCCACATATGCTGTGCCACTTCCAACACCTTCTCATTGATACACCAAGGTACGCTTTGCACATTATTCACGGACACGTAAGTCTTTTCTAACTCAGCTTGTGTGTATGTGCCTTTAACTGGCTTATTCATTACAAACGAATCGTCAAACGTCTCGTATCCTCCGTTGTAGTAGTCCGTCCAATCGTTCGGTTTGTGCGGTAAAGCCATGCGTATCGGATCAGCTACCTCTTTCCAGTGGTCAAACCGTCTTGTCCAATCTTTAAACTCAGCACTTAGGTGGATCACTCGTAGTTGTTTCTTACCGTTTCGTTCCATTCGTACTTCAAACAATCCAGTGTGCTTAACTATCTCACCTAACAACCACGCACCCAACGCTATCTTGTGTCGTCGTTCCCACAGTTCAAACCTTCGGTTATTCTTTTCAGCTTGGTAAAACTTCATACGCTTACCCTTCACACTCTTTGTGTGCTTGATGTCGTACAATCTGTTCTTTGCTATCGTCTCTTCTGCTACTCGTTGTCTTAGTATATTCTCAAACTCTTTCCCTACATTGAACGAAAGACGAGTGTACGCATTGCAAGTAGGTATGTAGTCTAGTGCGGTCTTCAAGGCTACATGAGCTATTATCTGTGGATGCAGGTCAGCTATAAAACACAACCATATCGGCATAGATACACCGTCCTTGTTAAAGCGTTCCATGAAATCTTCTATCGGTTGTGCCAGTTCAGGAGCTACCTTTGAAAGGATACGCTTACTGCTGGCTAACTCACTACCTCTCTCACTCTCACGGTAGAACTGTTGGAACTGTCGGTATGTTGTCCGTCCCCAGTCCTTCATCTCTTTTTCGATACTCATTTAGTTATACGATCACGTACCTCTTCGTCCATGTAACAAAACCACGTCGGAGGTTGTACTCTTTGCTTGTTACTTCGGACGACCTTGAGGTTCTTGTCGTATGTCAACTCAGTGTTACTCCAAAAGTATCTGTAACCTGCATCAACAAGCTTACCAATAGAACCGTCTCCGTCTAGCTCTTCCAGTATTTCGTCAAGGTCGTCGTCGTCCATCATCAGTTGTAATTGTAGCGACTGTCTTCTCTGTAAGCGTGTTCGTACAGGTCAACCTCTATGTCTTCAACATCTACGATCTCTATCTCAAGATGCGGATACAGGTTCTCTTTACGCTTTTGCATAGTCTGATTAAATTCCTCAACGGTCTTAAAGTATGTAGTGGTAGTGGTCTTAGACTCGTTCGGTTTCTCGTTGTGAATGTATGTTATCTTTTTTCTCGGTGCTGGCATCTTAATTTAATCCTATGGTTTTGTAGTTATTAATCATCAAAGTCAACACTATTGACCAGTGAATCTTATTCTTTTTGCTGTTGTTTTCAGAAGCCCACATCGGTTGTAGATTTTGGTAGTTGAAGCAGATTTTTTGATGACTTGGTTTACTCAGATCGAATATGTAATCACCAGTTAACGGATGTCTAGCTTTGCACGGAATGATGTGATCGATCTGCCATTCTCCAAAGTTATCCCATGTCATCCCTTCTTTAAACTTCGATTGAATATGATTACGGACGGTTACATCATCCGATCCCAACAACTCATCTACATCCCAGTGTCTATCTAATCTTGGTATTAATTTCCCATAACGAGTACGAGTTACCGCTAAAAACAAATTGTTCTTGCGGAATCTTCTGTTATTTCTTCGGCTTCTCTCTCGGTATTCAGGAGTTGATCGATATGCTTTACATTTACCATTCTCCCTTCTTTTCTTTTTAGTTTTCTCGTTTGTGATTTTAACTCTATGTGGATGCCTTTTTCTATAACGAGCTACATTTTCCCTAGATAATTCAGGATTATTTAACTTCCATTGTCGGTCTACTTCTCTCCTAGATTGATGCTGTTCTAATGTTCCCCACTTCTGCTTGTTTGGGCGGTCATTCTTTATGCGTATTAAAACTAAACCTTTAACTTTTGGGTGAGGTTGACCTCTGTCGTTTGTTTTTAATTCTACCTGTAAAGCAGTTTGATTAAGTTTACCTCTGTTTTTCTTTTCTTGAATTAGGTACTTCTTAGGTATCTTCATAACCGCACCTCGTCCCTATCTACGGACACGTACAAGTCATGTCGTTCGTTGTTTACCTTGTCAAGAAGCTTCTGTAGCTCTAGATACAACGGAAAAAATCGGTTATCTGGGTCGATACAATCCCCTCCCATCTCATTCTGATGGATGTAAAACATAAGTTCTTCTATCATTATCTCTGGTGTTAAATTAGTCTTCATAATATAAAAAGGATACGATTATTACTACGATCAAAACTATGGTCAGGTAAGTAGTGATTGTCATTATGTTAATAACTCCTCCTCTATTTCTTTTGTCCATTGCTTCACTTCCCAGTCGATCTCTTTTAAAGATTCAATCTTTTCGTCCGCGTAATGGATGTTAGCGTGGTGTCGGTTAAACTCTTTACCTACGGACACTAATGTACGACCACGTAAAGCGTAGTACATACTTAATTGGCGAGCCATTACTGGCATCTTGTGTCGGTTACGGCTCATTATATCGTCAATGGATACTTTAAGAGTCTTGGCTACGGTCTCTTTTATTTTCTTCAGTGGGATTTTCTTCATTTGTGTTTGGTTTTATAGGGTTGTTAGTGGACTGCCTTATACAGCCTTCAATGGTTGAATAGTTAAAGGTATGTTCGTGGTAAGTTGTGTGAGGTCTTAAAGACGCAAGGCACTGCAAGCAAATGTCGCCTTCACGGTCTCGTAAGTGCAGAGTCAATCCGCAGTGTTTGCAAAGCTTATTGTTCGTCATCCTCTATCTGTATATCCTCTATGTCTCGATCAGATATAGGCACATTTCTACGCCACCTCTGAACGACACGCTCTCTAGTAGAATCGTCAAAGTAATATACATAGTCTCCTATAGTTACATATAAAGAGCCATTGCTTGGTTGGTGTATTTTCATATATCGGTTTTATTTATTAGGATAGTTACAAACTGGACAAGGTCCGTGCAATGGTTCAGGACAGCAAGTCTTACGCTTGCAAACGGTTGAACATCCAACGGTAAAGAGTAGTAATAGTATTAGTAATTTATTCATCGAGTAATTGTTTAAGGTGAGTACTAACAAAAAAGTTTGGTGCTTTATCGGGTATCATTTGAACATTTAAATACCACTGCCAAAAGCTTTCAGAATCGGTTACAAAATCAGGAATATCTAATTCAACATCATTCTCTAAACACCATTCTTTAATGGTAGGTAAGATATTTACATTACGATTAGCAAAGACATAGATGTCGTCTTCCATGCCGTGCTCTCGTATAGTTAAAACAAGGATTGGTTTCATGAGTACAGTTCCTTTAACAGTACATAATCAGCAAGATCAATAAGCTTGTCCTTTTCTTTTCCACTCAGACTTTCAGCAAGATCATAAAGCTTGGAAGATATAGTCTTACTGATAATTTTATAGAGATGAATATGGTCTATCGGTTCGGTTTTCATATCGGTTTTTCTTTCTATTTCTCTAATTCGGTTTCTACTAGGTTTACAAATGTATCACGGTATTCCATCAAATAGTTTTTCATTACATCGTAGGCTGTGCTTTTAAATCCGTTTTCTTTTCTCTCTTTCTGAATACTATCGAATTTATCAGTGCAATCTTGCAACCAGTCGTTTTCATGTAAAAAGCTTTTAATGCGTTCGTTAATCTTTGCAATGGGCGTATCTTGTTTGAAGATAGTTACAATTTCATCGATGTTATTATTAACAATAAGTAAGTATTTTAATTTCATAATGATTCGATAATGTCGGTGATGATGTATTTAGGGTTAACGATAGATTCCGCTTGGCTATAAGCTTTTTCGCTATCGGTAGATGTTAAGGTAAAGGTTTTTGTAACAATACCGCATTGAATAATAATTTTGTAGGTTTTCATATCGGTTTTCTTTCGTTGTGATTAATCGGAGGAAATTGCAAACCAGCAAAGTAACAACCAGCTTGCCAGTGCTAAGATCGGGCTGCAAAGTGCAATCCAAAATAAGTTTTTAGACGGTGGCATATGGCGGTCTAGACTATCGTCTTGTGAGATAGCATATCGTTTTAATCGTTCGTCCATTGTCTTTTCTTTCATGCTCATGTTATGCTAATACCTCGCTTTCTTGTTCATTGTACTTTTCAAGCGTTGCTGTCTTTAAGATATAAAAGGCGTAATGCAAAATAATATCGTTTAAACTTGTAGCTTCATCGTATCGGAAAAGCTCTTTGACTTCCATTTCTACCGCATCAAATAGATTAAACCGTGCTCCGTTGTTATCCATATCGAAACGAACAAAGTTGACCAATTGCCAAGCTCTATAGTATTCAAATGAATAATTGCAGTTGCCACATATTTCAACGATTGCTGAATAATAGTCGAATGAATCGTCAAGGTTATAGTCTTTAACAGATTCAACAAGTGAATCTATTAGTGAATCGAATTCGTTTTGGTTCATAATGTTATTAATAGTTGCGAGCAATTGCTCTAGGTTTTCACTACTATCTAAACTAAATGAGAAGCATTACGATAACAAAATGTTGAAAGTTGAATTGTATAAGTTGCGATAATAGCAAAGATTATAACGACTAATGACTTCCAATATTGGTAAGCTATTCCAAATGTGGAAAAGGTCGACGCTCGAAGCGATAAAAATCCAAATGCAAACAACCGAACCAACACCAAACCGTTGACGCCATCCAACCGCCTTATCTGTTCATTTGCGTTGCCAATTTAACCCCTAACAAACCGTTGATCTAATTAGACATAACACCAGTTGTACGAATTTGTATAGTTTTTACCCACCTACCTACAGAAAAAAGCTAGGGGTACCAAGGGGTAAACAACGACCGCGTATATAGCGTAACTCGTTCAGATTTTTTCAACCAATTTTACAACACTTTGCTAACATCTCTTCTTAAAAGCTTGGGCTGATAAAGTTGTCCTCGTCATCGTCATCTAACACCTGTCCGTCATCATCCATTGTAAACAGTATCTCAGCGTCCGTTAGAACCGTCAGTTTAGCGAACTCTAAAGCTCCAACAATCGTCTGATCGTTTAAGTCGAACTCTTGCTGGTATCGTCGTATTAGATTATCCAGATCGAACATAAAGGAGTCCGTTTGGTCGTTATTGTTCATCGCTTCGCTCTTCCAAACGCATTAAAAATGCTGGTGTTAGTCATAGTACTTTACACTATATAACAACTACGTTAGTTAGTAAAGAATCATATGAAAAGTAACACGTGACATTATGACTCGTATTTTTATTCATTGATATATAACGACTTACAACTCTAGTATTGACAGGTTGACTACCCTTGGTATAATACATCTAACTGTTACTATAAACAGTTCTCCATTAACTTCGTCAAGACTACGACAACAACGATCGTTATAAATGTCGTCGTTATAATCAGTTATTGAAAAAGCTCATACTTCGTTCTTTCGCTTTTTACTTTTAACTAACATCTATATAAACGTCTAATAAAAAGTTTTTAAGGATAGGTGTGTCTATATAAATAGACTATTACTAATTACTACTACTGTAATAAACCTGTATTTAAACTAACTACGACATCACATTATATATAATCTATATAAAAGATTTGTTATCTAAGTAGGAGGAGTGAAACGACGACTACGTCCAAAGCATCGCTTTAGAACCACCATTACTACGTTTATAAAAGCTATCAGTAAACTTTGTTAACTCTTGTTGTAGTAGTTCTTGTTTTCTATCAGATATGTTTCTATCAGCATCAGCAGCCATCTGTTCAGTCCAGTATGCAACAGCAATAGCTAAAGCATCTAATCTATCATCCTTTAACAGACTACCACGTTCTCTTGTTATTCGTGATAGTTGATACATAAGTTGATAGGAAGCTTGTTTCTCAGTGGGATAAGCCATAGCTGAGTTATAGTCGTTTGTTATAACCCTAGGGTCTACAATAAGCTTATGACTGTTTAGTACAGGTTCCAGAGTATCAATGATACGTAGTTCTTTTTGTTTACTGTGACGTACTTCTTCCAGTGTTACCGGGTACGTTGTTCTAAACAAAGGTTTAATCAGTTCAGAAAAGATACCGTCACCAAAGTTACTCTCTACTACGACTTTGTTAACCTTGTTACGTTTTGCTACATCAACGAGTTCCTTTAGTGTTTGTTCACCGTATCCACCACGTAGTCCACCAGCTTCAGGTACATACAGATAACCATTCAGCATCTTTACCACAGCGTACCCAGTTTCATCAACACCACGACCAGACGGGTCTATTGACATAACACTACCACTGTACGGTACATTCTCTCCAACAACCTTACTTGGGCGTTTGTATCTGTCACCGTTAAAGCCTACATTAGGCAGCGTCCTGTCAGCTTTCTCAGGGTCACTTGACCACAGTATCTTTTCAGGAGCTGTATCAACGTCTACGTCGTAAAGGACTAGATCGTTAATCTTCAGTGGGAATCTGTCTTGGTCTGATAGTCGTGGGTTGAGTAAGAACTGTAGGGAATAACCACTACGACCATAACTAAGCTTACGTTCGTCAAGGTCCATATCAGTGAACCGTAGTGGTTCTGTAGTCTTACCTATGTTATCCTCAGTTGTGTTATCCGATATAAAGGGTGCTAGAGCGTCTCCATAGATGTTATGGACAGTAGAGGGGTCAGGGTATTCAGAGGGCATGATAAACGCCTTGTAGCCCCGTTCTTGCAGCTTCTGATAGATGCTCTCTTCTGTTTGAGGAGTACCAAGGAATACGATCTTGGAGGTGTCCAGTGGTTTAATGATAGCATCTGTTTCCTTTACGGCTTCCGATAGCTTGTCTCTCATGCCTTGTGTAGCGGAGTTGTTAACGACTTCTATATCGTCTAATACTATCAGATCAGCACGACTACCAGTTAACTGTGAT